ATTTCGCATTATATCCTTATCATAAATTACTGGATAATATCCACATGAATTTATCAAGTAACATTGTCTGGCGTTCGCGGTGCTGGGAGGAAAAATCGCTCTATTCAATTTGTACAAAGGTACAGTGTTCTTAATCTCATATATAGCCAAATCACTTAATACATACTTTCTCACTAATTTTAGTTGTACATTTTCAATCTCTACGTGTCCCTGTTTATAATGATCCCATGAATGATACAAGTCTACGAATTTATTGCTTATATCAAGATGAGCTGGTATCAATATACGCTTTCCACTAACTATGCATTGAGTATGTTCATCTTTCAAAATATATCTAGCATCTCTAACTACCATAGTCTTACAATGTTTACGTATTTCCTTGATCCAATGTTCATGTTGATTAACCAAAACTGTAGTCTGCGGTTCAAATTCACTATTATCCATCTTAGTAGCTTGTCTTATATTATCAGGTGTAAACTCAGGGGTAGGCATTTTCTCAATTTCTTTCTCTCCACAAAAACAACTCGCTATATACCAAGCGAAAAAATACAACAATAATCTAGCTATCGCGTTCGATTTCAATACTTGGTAAATAAAATCAGCAGTCTTATAAGCCATACTACCTAAATCAGTTATAAAATTCACTATATATGGTAACGCATCACTCATGTAATCGCGTAATGTATTGATATAATAATTAACAAATTCTTTACAAATATCATAATAAAAAACAAAAGTATTATCTAATAATGATGCATCATAATAGCCAATGGCGCGAGCTTGTTGTCTATCAGTATATATAAATCTTGCATCCTCTTGATTAGCATCAAAGCGTCTTGTTAATAAAGAATTAGGCATCATAGCATGGAATACATATCGCATAAAATAAAAATTGCCCTTACTATAATTCAAATCACTCTGTGGTGTGAAAGCATCATAAAAATGGTCTTCTTCTGAATTTGGTACTTCTCTTAATATATCTCTCAAATCATTTACATCTATACTCATGGAAGTGTTATTGCTCTTCTCTGATTTTACTACATGTTTAAAAATAGCGTATAACCAAGCCAATGCTCTTTTCGTGTTGTCAGGTCTACATTCATCTGATGTTGTGAATGTTGTCTTAAGACCAAGCGGTACATTAACAGCTGTATGGTTTATAAATTTGTTCTCCCATACCTTTGAATTTATATGATCATATTTGAAATAAGAAAAATCTTGTGAAAAATGATCGGAACATCCACGCTTGATATTAATAACGTGAGCACGCCTATACAAGGCTTCAGGTTCTGATATACAATCGGAAGACGTAAAACCATTTAGATCTCTGAAATGATTAGTCGTACATAAAACAATCTTAGAATTAAAAAATTTAGTGTTCTTTTTAGATGCTGTAGCACAAGGCAAAGGATATTTCACTGGGGATACGTAATTAATTAAATATCTCCACTGAGATTTTCCTTGTTGTCCCACATCATCCATAACAAAAACATCCTGATTTTCGTAATCATCATAAAAATCTTTGCCATCTTCAGCAGCTGGTACTGAATGGCAAATTGTTGTCATTCCACTCTCCTTTAACAAAGCTACAAAAGAATTCATAATACATGATTTTCCAGATCCGGCTTCACCTTCAAAAACAAAACAAATGGGTTCATCGCGACCAGACGTATCAAAAGCTTGACAGCTCTTCACAACATTGGATTCAAACAAATTCCATGTAGTAGCAAAATATTTATTATTGCTATTCTGTACATAAGATAAAAAATTAGGGCTGGCCTTCAATGCGTTGTATTTGGTCATGATTTCCTGTCTAAACGTTGGGTCAAATAAAATCTGCGGATTAGCTATGTACTTAGTATATATGTCACACACTGTCTTAATGTCTCTATGCATAAAGACCGATGTGCCCATCTTTTCCAACATACCTAAAATCAATTTCTCGTTATCTTCCGATATTATACGGCAATCAGCAAAAGGACATGAAATCCACTTAACTATTGTGATCAAACTCATGAATAATTTTTCAGCCATATCTAAAAACAATTCGGACTCAAAAATACGTTTCCCTGTCAATGCGGTGAACGTTTTAATAGCATTCAACACATCAGAGGGCAAACCCAACAAAGAGAAACCTAAAATCAAATCTGTCAAAGTAGTTCCCGCTTGAGGAATATACATTGTCGGCTGTGGTGATAATAGATCTACATAACGTGCGTGTATAGTATATAATTGTAACAAGACACTCATCAACTTAGTAGCTGTTAAGTATCCTTCCCGTAAATTCAATAATAAAGCCATAATATCTAAAAACAATAACTTAGAAACTTTAGAGGTGATCTTATCCAACATCATTTTAGCATTTTCTAACATAATAAATGGTGATCTTAACGCATCCATACATTTTTGTATAAATCCAATCTGAGATCTAAACTTACTATTCTTTTCTCTAACTATCATAATGTGACTTTCATCTACATTCATAAAATAAGTATCTAACATACCATGATTTTCATATATCCTGGCATATTTCCTATATTTATCTTGTGACACTTGCATCAACAAATTACGCGATAAGAAACAAACAAATCTGCCTGATTGCTTGTATTCATAATAATTAAATCCTAACGTTTGTTTCTTATAGCATTTGTTATATTGCTTTCCCATTACTTCACATATTTTCTTAACATGTGAGTTCTTTGTAGTACGTTCGTGTACCAAACGACTTGAGATAGGCTCAAATTCCTTTTGACATGTTTCATTATATAAAGTAGAATTTAAATTTTCCATATTACACATTGAATCCTTTTTAGAAGGTTGGTTGCAAAATCAGTATTACTTAACGTTCACTATGAGCTTACTCTGTTACCATTAGAGGTGTGGTTTTCCAGACACATAACGTTCAGGTAGTATCATCATAGCGTTGGCGTTATAGCTCGTGACAGGGATGTCTCCTGGCACTTTAACTGATCATAATGCCCTTCATATTAGGGATGGGGCTTGTTTCTTCCGAAAAAAACTACCCCGGTGTTACGTTTTCGTGAAGTGACGTAACCACCAAAGAAAATAGCGAGATTTAAGCTACAAGAGCTTAATTCGACTGAATAAATTACAGAAGTATTCGC